TCCCATTATCGGGAGCAGTAGTAATAACCTCAAGTCTGGTTGTGACCCAATAACTATAATTCGTTCCGGCCCCAGGAATAGGGATCGGATCGCTTGTCCCAGGAGCAACAACATCTGAGGTAGACATTCTATTTGTCGCACTTGTGATGTCTGTGGTCGTAGGGCCTGCGCCCGTTAACCTGTTTATAATAACCGAAGCGGCCATAATTTTCCTCCAAAAATTTAATCTAGTAGTATACTACCATAGCAGTTTTTTTAATGCCAATTATAAATTGTAAAATTCCTTGACCTCTTGCTTTGTTGCCATTCTAAAACGACTCTCCTGAAGAAGAGAAGCCATCTCGGCCCCCACCACAAATTGAAATGGAGCCTCACGAGAAAACCTTACTCCCGAGGGGGTTGACCACGAGGAACCCGTCGCCATGAACATAACCTCCCCTTCTGAGGCAACGATATCGGCTGCATCTTTGGAAGTTTCTTTAGCTTTTGTGCTTGCTGACTTTTTAGCAGTAGCCTTTTTTGCAGCAGGCTTCTTCCTTGGCGCTCTCTTCTTTGCTGTCGTCTTTTTGGCTGTAGCAAGGTTAGGTTCTGCTTCCTCTTTCTTGCCCCCGCCATTTTCGAAATCGTCTGTCTTGATCGTCATTCCTTCATTATAGCATAAGAAAAACCCCTCGGTCAAACCGAGGGGTTTTTCAAAGTGCTTAGATCAGAACTATCTATTAGATAGCACGGACCTTAATGTTCTTAACATGAACATAAGCATCGGCATTTTCAATCTGAACCGCAACTCTCACGTATTCAGTGAACTCAATGACATCCTTCTTCGGCTGGAACTCACGGTAAACCGTGATGTCCCGCTGAATACCAACCAAACGGTTGTTAGGATATGTAAGCTCAAGAACTCCATGATCAGCAGTCGCAGGCGAACCCGCAGATTCAGTTTCCTCATAAAGAGGAACCTCAAGCAGACCAATACCAAAGGGACGAATCCCCGGCGTAGCGCCCTTAATGAGTCCAGCAGTAGCGCCAGTGTTACCAGCGTTAACTAATGCATCGCCCATGACGGACCCCGGCGACGGAGCGCCTTCGGCACCATTAGCCAGCGTCAGACTCCAAATGTAGTCCTGAAGAAGAGCAGATGATGTGGTCCACATCAACTGCGCCCTACGCTGAAGGTACTTGTTCGGAAGGCTTCTAAGGGCCTTGTCGAACGTTGTACGTGTCATATTAGCACTAGCGGCGTCAACAACATTCGCACTTGCTCTAGCCAGCTTGCGCCAACCATCAAAGGACTTCAGAAGCTCGTCCCCACTCCCGGTATCTCCGTGAATGTAAACGTCTTCAAGATCGTTAGCGGTCTGTGTCGCCATAACTTGCGCAACATGATCCTCCAACGAATTACCTTCGATGTTGTCCTCAAGGGACTCAGTTGACATCTCCCAGTCAAGCCGAAGCTTGGTAGTTGTGAGACTGACTTTTGTGAACGTAGGCTTTGCGCCGATCTGATCGTCGGTAGCCTCCGTAGCTTTCTTCATCTTACGACTTCCGAGGTCCATCTTATCGACATCAACAGTCGGCTCATTCATTCGAATGACCCGAGCATTCTGCGCTAAGACTGACTGATCGAAAATCCAATCAAGAAAGCGATTGCTTTGCTTTGCGTTTAAAAGACCGCCGCCGCCTGCCCCGATGTTAGTCGTGACGAGCGGATCAGCAGCTTTATGTAAAAGTTCATTGTTTGTAGGCATATTCACCCCCTAATTATGAATCGTAGCCTAAGGCTTTCGAAATTTCTCTGGGGACGAAAATCCCGCCCCAGAACGACTCAGGCTCGGCTTCGAGAGACTTTTCAAGTTCCTCATCAACCTCATCCTCATCAACGTCGTCGTTTGACTTCTTAATTGCTCCCGACTTGGCAACGTCTTCGACTTTGCCAGTCACTTCCTGAATCGAAGCGTCTTGCGTCTCAATCTTTTCGGTCACATCAGTTACCGACTTCTGAACTTCCTCAATTTGTGTATTGACTTGTTCGGAAATTTCCTGCTTGAAAGCAGACATCTTGTCGTCAAGAAGAGTCGAGATACCATCCATGAATTTTTCCATGTCCATTTCTGTATCATCCTCCTTGTCGTTAGACTCTTCTACCGTCTCGTCAGAAGCAGCTTTCTCAAGACTCTCATCATCAACTTCCCCGCCCCCGGCGTCATCTGCGTCAACAGACTTAGCAACAGGTTCGGCGTTGATAATAGGAGCACTAGTTGTAGTGCTGGGAGAGATGTAAAGTCCATCAGATGTACCAGTAGTGGTATATCCGTTAAAGTTTAGCGAAACTGTCGCTGGCTGTGTGCCAGAAGCAGCTTTAATAAGCTCCCCGCCTTGATCATCATTTTTGCCAAATAAAACGTCTCCAAGACGTTTCACAAGACTTTCTTTCTGCGAATCGGTAATTTCAGTGTCCACATCGACTATAGTATCATTACTTTTATCATTAGTCAAATTGTAGTCACCCCCGTTCTTTTCTAAATATGTATTGATCATTTTGTTGATGTTATCAACTTCAAATCGGTCTGCAAAGCCCAATAATTCCATTTCTTTCTCGCAATACGAGCAAATGGGATTATCAGACTTTGCGACTTCATCTTTAATGCAGTAGTAAATCTGATGAGACTCGCCTTCAAACCCCGGCTGAATCTCCAATTCACCACTTTTCGTGCTTTTAACCATCGACAACATAGCAAGAGGATTGGCGGGATTATCAACTAAAGATAACTCAACCAGAATCAATTCAAGAATTTTCTTGATTTTCTTCCCCGTGCTTTTATCGAATTCATGCTCTGCCTTGACGACCCTGCCGCCAATAGAAAAGCCACTCAAAGTTTTGTCCAGCACTTTTTCCCAAGTGCTTTCCGCTCCCTTTGAAATATAGGCCTCTACTTCAATACCTCGATATAGCTGACCATCAGGCCCCGGCACAGTCGTAGGACGAAAATCAACGGCTTTGCCAACAGCGATTGGAGCGTGCATCTCTCTGATGTTACCAACCCAGTTATTGAACGCATCAAGCGATGCCGCAAACTCGACAACATCGCCTTCTAAATCAACGTTATCGGCAGTAGCAATGCCAGTAACGGTACGTTTTTGTTTGTTTACTTTCGTAAACGGAATATTCATTACAATTTCTTGATTTAGAGTGTCCATATTAATACCTAGGGTAGCAAGGAATATATTAAAATGCAATTAACCAACAGCAATATAACTGACGGTTCCAGAATCCACTGTGAAGCCATCTGCCGTAATCGGCAAAACAACATATGGATCATCCTGGTAAAGTGTAAAGGAATTGCTTCCAATTGTCACTACCGCATCCCCGACGCTTGCTCGCAGATAAATGGTCGCAGCGCCCCATGCAGTAATAGCAACATCTCCCGACACGCCAGTTCCGGATTGAATTACGTTCATGATTTACTCCCTTCTCCAACATCTTGTGCTTGTCCTCTTTCTCTGGCTGTCCCCGTCGAACTTTCTGGGGTAGATTCAGTTGAATTCGAATCTTGCCTTGACCGAGGCGGGCTTGCTCCTTGAGCATTTGTATTGCCAACAGGAGCGCCATGACCTTGTGCATTATTATTTCCAATGGGAGCGCCAACTCCCGATCCGCTACTTCCCCCTTGAAGCTTTGCTTTGGGAGGATACGGAAGAACTTCGTCCCCGCCCTCAATAGGCTCTTTACCAATATCCTCTCGGACCTCATTTGGCTTAAGAACTTCTGTTCTAAGATATCTATCATGAATTCTCGACCGAAGGTCTTCATCAATGATATCAATCTCATCAAACTTGAATTTCAGAAAATCAGTTAATTCAGCAATGATTCTATTGATACGTTTTTCAATAACCCTTTGATCAGGTCCAATAACCTGCATTTTAAAGGTTTTATCAGCATCACGAGAAACAGCAAGGTTTGCATTATCATAAATACCAACCTTCGGAGCCGGAACTCTATGAGCAATAACAATCTCGTCTCGGTTTGATTTTCTATACTTGTCAAAAGACTGATCTTGAATGCCATTTTCTAATGCCTGGAACTTGATATCAACATCTTTACCCATTGTTGCAGGAATCGGGATAACAAGAGTACCATGATGATTACCCTTTACCTCGTTCTTAAAGTAATTGACAACAGCTTGCTTTGACTTGACAGAAAGCTTGCCCCCCTTGATAATCAAAGCATATCTAGGAATTGCCTTGTTTTCGAAGTAATCAATATTATAATCCTTCGCAAACTTATCGCCCGTAATTGCTGCAATTGCAGAGACAGCGGGCGGAATGCCATAGAAATTATTGGACGGCGAATAGAACTTAAAGTGAATAAGCTCATTTGGTCGTGGATCATTATTGATCGGATCATCAGTTTCTTCATCTTGGAAGTTTCTGAAGAAGACTGCTTTGTTTCCAGTGATCTGAACGAAACCATCTCTTTGTCTACGAACTCTTACTCCCGCCCCCGGCACATGACCAATGTAGCCAATGCTGCCATCTCGTGTTCTACCAATCTCAAGATACCCATTGCCCATAGCAAGAGTATCAATCCAGACCTTGATAAGAGACTCGGTTAATGTTTCCTCTTCGTTGAAAGAGTCCAACATCTCTTCGACTTTCTCTTCCTCATTAACAAAGAACTTTCTTGCGTTCTTTTCTTTGTCTGAGTCCCCGCTGGCTCTCTCTACCTTTTTTTTGCCCTTCAGGGTCTTTTCCCACACATAGCCAAGACCAACGGTATTCATCGTGCGGGCATTGATGGCCGCTTGATGAATAGCACTAATATCCAGAAGCCCCGCAAGGGCCTCTAGGCTGTAAGGAGGTTCAGCAACTGCATAGAGGCCATAACCGTCTACATTGTCAAGCTCGTTGTATTTCGATTCGGCCCCTTCAATGCCTTCAAACTTCTTACGAAGTCGATAAAACCTTGACTTAACCTTCTTTGACTGTTTCTTGATATTTACATTCTTAAACGTATCATCAAAGCTAGAAATATATGCTACTGACTCCCCGCCGATTTCGGATTGGGTATTAATTTCAATCTCTTCTTGTTGAACCGGATCATCTTCCGCCATTGCGGCGGCTATTCTTGTAATAGTCATTTAGCTCCTTTAGCACGCAAAATAACTTGACGAGTCTCATCTTCCCAATCTGGGATTTCCCCATCTAGCATTCTAGCCATTTGATCGTCATGCTCATTTCTTGTTACTTTTCTTGCCCCCTCGATCCAAGCAGCCCTACCCAATGCGGCGGTTTCTCCCGCATGATGAATTGCGTGCTCCCTCATAAGCTTTTCAACTCTTGGAGAGCCTAACTTGCCCTCCATAGATAAAAACTCATCTCCATCTCCAAGATATCCGCCACCCGGCATCTCCCATAGGCAGGTTCCGAAGTCGTATTCCCTAACTTTCTTCATCCGACTATTGTTATTTCCCATAGTGTAGCTATTATAGCACAAAGATGAAAATAATGCACGGGAAAAGCAAGAAATCTAGATATTTAGTATTTATATGCTCTATCTAGCTATCGAACCGGACAGGCCCCTCCCTCACAATCAGCCATCAAATCTTCAGTAAAGGTATTTTCCGAATACTGCTCGATATGTCCGAGTTCTGATTGGCGCTCAATGAACTGTTCTTTAGTGATGCTTTCCAGCGGGGGTTGAAGGAATCCATGATTCTCACGCAAGAGAAATGAAATGCTCTTGATAGAATCAAAGTTTTTCTTCAGCCAACCCTGAATCAGACCAATCTCATCCAGTTCGTAATACACGGTACACGAGATAGAATTGTCTGCCCAAATTGCCTGGATTCTTTTCACATCTTCAAGCTGATCAATTGCCGTTGTGTTCTTCGCCAGCGTTGTCCCATCCGGAAAGCTTGCCGGAAATTCAACGGCAACCATGTCATGATCTTCGTCTCCATTGAAGTCACGAACAAACTCGATCTTGCAACCCAGTCCACGGCAGTATTCTACCATTGGATCAGAAGATGCCATTCTGACCCGCCGAATATGGAACTGCGAAAAGCCAGGATGAATACCAGGAGTAACGCCAGCAAGAATACTCAGAGTCCCGCTAGGCTTCACTGTCGTTAATCTGACAGAGGGATTCCAGCCATGACGCTCGCTCCACTTCTCATCAAAGTCACGAAGTTCTGAATATGCCGTGTCGAGCCAATCCCACTTCTCACGAGACTGCTGCAAACCAGAAACTGACAGACCAATGCGCATATTTTTATGTACGATCTTTTGTGTTTTCTCATCAAGATATGGCGCAGCAGCAATAGCTTTCTGGGCCTTATAAATAAGCTTAGATAAATCAATAAACTCTTCATAGCTCTCAATGTGCGGAAGGAATATCTCTCCAAGGTTACAACATTCCTTATCGGCCAAAACAATTTCGGCACAAGGGTTAAGACCCTCTGCTGTCGGGTCTGGCCTTTCCTCTCCTACCCTACCATATTTTCTGGCAGCATCGAGATTAAACAAACCATATGGTTCGGCCCCGCCGAGATAATTGTCCCAGAACTGCGGAATGATCTGCTCATAAGAATCAGCTTGAATCGTATTATTGCTCATGGCTCGCCAACTTGGGATGTCCCCGTCCGACCAGTTCTTCGCACGCATAAACAACATATCATCGGGGTCGCCAATAGCAATCTCAGCAGAACGACGAACATTTCCGGAAACGACAATCTTGCCGATGATATTCACAATGTCGAGAACATCAACAGAACGTAAGACCTTCCCTCCACGCTCTTTCATGATCTTGCCCATATCATTAATTCCATTAATCAGAATCTGAGGACCAGACGCAATCCCGCCAAATGTGCTGATAGGAGCGCCAGCATCACGAACAAGGATCGTACTGTACGTGAAAGATTTCCCAGTAACCATATAAGCCTCAAACATCAATGTCAGCAGCTTTGCCCAGCCCTCACGAGAGTCAGGGACAATAAAGTCTGCATCATTTGTATTCTTGTGCTCAACAGTCACGCCTTCAATGACCGGAGGGAGTGAGTAGACAAACTGTCGCTGGACAGAATATCCCATGCCCCCGCCGAG